GTCTTGGTCTGTTGGCCTTGCTGCCTTGATAAGTAATGATAATTCTCTGATCAATGCCGGTAACTTTAAAATAACCAGCGTTAAGATAAGTAAGACCTGCAAGTTGGTATGTTCAGCTAATACTTCAAGCATCTTGACTACACTCTCATTTACGTTAAACTGCATTTATATTTCTTCCTTGGCATTAAGGATGGAATTAAAAACCCTCGGTTGTTTGCTGCAATCGGGGGTTTTGTTTTTTAAGGTTTAGGCCAACTGCCGGTCTGCAACCAGTACACGGCGCCAGACAGGATAAACGGGATTGACCATTGCACCAGGGTACGGGTCATGACTTTATACATGCGCTTACGCTCGCGCTCTGCCTCAATGCGCTCTTGAATCCAGGCGTGATGATCGCTATGGTCTTTATTGTCGATACGCGCTCTTGACTCAAAAATTTCTTCTAATACTTCTTTGAGTTCTTGCCGATTTAAAGCGGTCATATCAATCCTTGAGCAACACGCCCAGGCCACCGGCAATACCGGATGCCAGCACTAAAAGTTGGGTCGGGTCTTTATCCAGGGCAATCAGTATTAGGCCAATAACAGCCGTTGATGCCCAGATCAGGCCGCGTTGGGTGGAGGCTTGTCTCCAATCAATATTCATGAATTATCCCGCAGTTATTGGTTATAAATTTGAAGGCTTCCTGCGACCAGGCATTTACTTGGTCACAGCGTTTTGATTCGCTTTGAAGTAAAGCAACAAGCTCTGTTGGTAGCTCTGCTGATTCGGTTGAATCTGGAGTGAGGGCGGCACCTGCACTTTTTGGCACGGTGCGACCACAGTCTTTAGGCTGGACGGGGATGCGCATCCGAACAGCGCCAAGCATGCCAGCACTAGCAGTGATGGCTTCAATGTTTTTTTCATGTTCCGTTTCCAGTTGAATATTAGCGATGACGGCGGCCTGTTCTGCGCGCTCTGTTGCTTCGATAGTCTCAAGCAGCATCTGCTTGGCATCGGTATTTGATGCGTTGATCTGGGCTTCCAGTGCGATGATTTGCTTAGTGCCAACCTTCCAGGCTGTGGCATAGCCGGAGCCAAATAGAGTTATGGCGATGAGTAAGTAACCATAAATCATAGTCTGTCCTATTTAATGGGTGACAATAGCGATAGTAATAGGGGTTAACGCCAGGATCATTAGCCAAATCCACACTAAAACAAAGCGCCAGGATTGTAATTCTTTCATGACTTCAATTACTTTGTTATGATTCATTTATATTCTGTCCTTGGGTAAAAAGGATGGAGTTAAAAACCCTCGACAACTCGCCAGTTGCCGGGGGTTTTGCTTTTAAGCTACTTGGTTTTTTCGACTACCTTGTCAGGAATCAATTCAAGATTGCCTGATACCTCGCCGTCATATTCGATAATGTCTCCTGCCTCAACAATCATGTTGTTCACAAAAGATTTTTCGATAACCTTATATTTCTGAACCATAAATTACTCCTTAAAGAACAGCAAAGCCGTTGGGGTAGAATTTCAGACCGTCTTGAATCTCGGTACCGATGTCAGCAATTAATGAGCCTGCTGCATTAGCGCCGACGTTGACAAAACGAGCGCCGATATAACGCTGGCCTTTAGACGCCAAGCGTGGATTGATTGCGCAAACAAAGCGCGATCCACCGGTTGGCGGTGTACCGGATGACGGGGTCAAACTGGCCACGGGGATAGCGCCAGTAGTCCCTAGCACCGTAACCGTGCCCGTGGTTAAATCAGTACCGTCAGCCGCTACAATCTGCATCTCCATCGACGTACCACCGGTAAAGGCAGCTGTAATGGTGAAGCGCCCAAACAAGGGCTGACCTTCGCCTAAATCACGCAGGTTAACGCCGACATCGATACAGTTGGCCGAGGGTATGTTGGTACCTGAAGCAAAGCCGGCAACCCCAGAAATTGTACCGGCAGCATCCAGCGTGCCATGCAGCAAGTTTAATTTATCTAAAATCATGATTACACCACCCGTGTTTCAGTGTTTAACAACTGGTCAACCCGACGCAGTGGTACACCTTCAAAGGTATTCCAGCTGGAAGGCGTGCCAAATTGATTAAGGCCTTTTTCAATACCCAAGACATTTTGTGATTTGTTCAGTGACTGAACGCGCAACATTGAGTATACGGTTCTGTTCATGTAGAACGCCGCACGTCCGGCATTGAGATTAGGGATACGATCCAACGCGCGCGACATCAACTTAACGATATCTGCTGCCGCTGATTCAGCGATCAGGTTGCCAGTATTGATGTTGCAGATGCGCACTACATAACGCCAGTCTTTAACCACCAGGCCATTCTTCCACTGATAATGGGTTTGGAAAGCTTGGTACGGGTTAGAGTTGGCATCATAGACCACCAATTCGCCTTGATCATTGTGGATCAAACCGGCTTGTGAGCCTTTAGGGAATGGACAGAACACGGTGTTTTCGCCCCAAACAACTAAGTAGATTGAGGTATTGTTTGACGCAGTACCACCGGCATCGATCACATTCTGTGCATTACCTGCACCAGAGATTGCGCCGTAGCGCGGAGCCAGACCTAAATACTGACGTGGATCAGAAGCAGGGTTACCGTATAGCAGGGTTTGTGCTTGTGCCTGGTTCATCGCTTCCAGGAACGCCGAGTCTTCAGATAATCTGAAGGCATTAGTGTTGCCGTTGAGCATAGCCAGGTCTTTATCAACCTTGGCGTAAGCTTCCAACATGCCGATAGACTCATCGACTTGGGCAGTGGTTGACTTGCTGGTTGGAATACCCTGGTTGATCGAACGCCAGTAGGCTGTCGGTAAACCTGTACGAATTACAACGCGATGTCCGGTCGGCAAATTGCCTTCCATAAACACTGCGTCTTCCAGAATTTCATTTGACTGGGTTAGCAACTCGGCCACGGCTGGCACTTTGCCATCAGGGTCGAGACGCTTGGCCCAATCGGCCAGCGTTAAAAATGAGGTACCGAGTACGAGTGCCATTTAGAGTGTCCTATTAAGATTTTGAATAAAGTCGGTCGGCCAGGGTTTGCTCTCCCGCAGGAGCCTTGCCGCCGGGTACTAAGTTGTCCTCGCTCATGGCTTTGCCAGCGCGATAAAAAGCCCGGATCATCTCGGGGTGATTGCCAATACCGCTGGCGTTGAGCAATTCTTTAAGTTCTGGTGTGGCGAAAGCGTCCATCGCTTTACTCGCCAGCGCCAGATTGGCATTCAGTTTGTCGCCACCAAACTCTTTGTCGGCTTTAGACTGATCTGCCCAACCTTCAAACAGCGCTTGTTGATTAGCCTGATGCGTAGCCAGCATTTGTGCCTGCATCTTGGCGCCCAGGTCAGTCAGCGTTTGCGCCTGTTGCTGGGTTAGGCCAGCTTCTTTAGCGGCCAGCTTGAATTCAGCTTGCAGCGCTTCATCAACAATCGCGTTTTCAGGATAGGTAAACGGTTCATAGTCTGCTGCTTCAACCGTTTCAGGGGTTGCTTCGGCAGACGCTTCGGTTTCGCCCTGAGCCAGTAGCGTTTCAGGCGTTGCGGGAGTCTCCTCAGCAACGCTTTCAGTCGGTAATGTGACTTCGTCGGTCATCTTGTTTCTCGGTTAAAAGTTGTAAATATAAATCCGGGCAAGCATTAAACTGTTCCAGCAGCCACAAGCCGATGGCACGCTTGCCTTCCGCAAAAGCCATGGCTGTTGCCTGGTCTCTGAATGAACTGCGATAAATGCCACACTCCGCCAGCATGCGCCGTAATACGTTGCGCCCCTCCAGTGTTGAGGCGGTATCGATAAAGTCTTGCGCGTCCTTGTAAGCCTGTATTTTATTGATCTGCTCACGCTGGGCTTTAAGGGCTTGCTGTTCGTAAAGGTCCATGCTTACAGTCTACCAAGCGTTTTATTTATCATCCGCACCTGAGCCATAGAGCAAGTTGGCGGCGTTGCGCAGCGTGCCGTTAGTGGTTAGACCAAGCTCGGTAATTTGTAGGGAGAGATTGACGTCGGTGCCTTTGTCGTCGCCGTCGCGTTCCAGAGATTCAGTGGCGGAGGTAACGATGGCATTGGCTTGCAGAGTAACTTGGGTGCCCGCCTTGAGGGCTTTGGAGATACCTAGTGCTTCACACTGATCTTCGCTTAGGTATAGCATCAGGCCATAGCCATATTGATTGCACCCATAAACCTCAGTTGACTCAGGGTCGGACTTCATGTTGATTAATTTCATAGTATTCCTGCCTTATGTTGCTAACAGCATAAGGTAGGTTTTGAATATCATCCGCACCTAGGGGTTTTGAGGTGTTGGCAGTACATATATTTATGCACATACTACAAACATGAAAATTGAATTTGATTTTACCCAGGCAAAGCGCGCGACTGAAATACCGCACTTGGCCCAGTTACAAGCTGAACCCAACAAAACACGGATTACTATTTGTCTGGATGAGACGATAGTCAAAGCCTACAAAGCCAAAGCCGGTGGCCGTGGCTATCAGACCTTAATTAATGAAGCATTACGCCGTGGCCTGGAAGCCGACAGCGTCAAGGAAATGTTGCGTGAGGTTATCCGCGAGGAATTACATTGGCGTTAACCTTGCCCCAGGCAAACAGGGCAAGGACAAGCGTGGAAAAGCCGA